TTCGCCCCAAGCGTCCATTTAGACGCAGCGTAGACTAAGTTGAGAGATGTATCCGGAGCCTTCGCTGGCTCACTCTTTGGGAGGGCTGACACCCCGCCCCACTGGGGGAGAGAGGTATCAACGACCTTGCGCTGTGGCAGGTCCCGTGGAGGTTACTTTAGCGAGGACGGATAGCTGGCATCACCAGCGAAATCTGAATTACTTCTGGGAGAGTATCGGACTCTATAATCCCTTAGTGCTACAGATACGCTTAGAAACCGTATTCATGCCTAAGGTCATGAGCAACCGATTTAGGGAATAAAGCCCGACTTCCGTCGCAAGACAGGTCTGCGCGCCAACCTTGGAACACCTTAGGAGGTCCGAATAAGACTTCCATGGGGTGATCTGGAGGCGGTTAGGTCCTTTCGAGGACTGAGACTGATTAGTCCAGCCGGCTCATGGCTCCTAAGCCAGGGTTGCTGCTGCGTAGGCTGAGAGGGACGTTCAGGGGGTCCGTTCTGGCTAACTTAAAATTAGCCACGGGAAGCCTGATGGTAACTCCTACCATGCCTTCTAAGGCTGGCTGCGGCCCTCGCAAGAGGAAACCGAAGTCTAAAGGAGTATTTGAGAATAAACAGTCTTCTTTCACAACAACCAGCGAAACACTGGCCGAGTGTTTGATCGGCTGCTACGCTCCTATGCCTCCTTTAGTGCCATGCTCCAGGTAAAACTGGGGCGTCCAGTGGTGTCGCACTTCTTACGAATTGTGGCATTACTGGGGCGTGGAGTAAACCTATCAGTTGTCCGTGTAATTATAACTACGGCTGCTCACTTCTCTACCCTGTACAAGAAGGGTGGTCTCCGCTTTCTGGTAATTTACCTTAAAGCGGCCCATACCCTTGTACAGCAGTCGATCGGTGGGCAGCGCCTTCATAATATGACGGCCCTCGGCTGTCGTATTAGTCGAACGGGTGGTGGCCTTCCTAGATGTATTCCAGCAATCCATCGCGCTAGGATAAGACAGGGTGACGTGTGGGTCATCCGATTATGGTTGACATTATTCGGCTTATACCGAATCTTGTCGTTCCCAGGTCGGGCGAAACTTACAACCATCACTGCACCTAGTACTATGGATGCATCCTCTTTACTACCAGAATTTAGTCAATTCTGTATAGACCACTTTTGGCCTGTTGTGAAGAAGACATTTCCCGTTGAGGGATCTGTTTTCGATGCACTCTGGTCCGAAGAGGGTGAGGGGCCGTTGCAATACATGAAAAGGCTCCGTGCCAAACCCTTCCTAATCTCCAAATCTGGTCCTCAAGCTTGGGTAGATGGTTCCCGTGTAGGAATCCTTTCTACTTCACCAGCTGGCATACTGATCTCAGCTCGGACATGGGTCCGGTCCGCTCTCTTTCCTTTCCTAAAAGATTGGATTGAGATGACTGGAAACACTTCCTTGTTGAATCGTATGCTTGATTGGGCCGAGGCTCCATGGACGACGGACACTGACCTAGCCGATGAGGCACGTGCCTCAGAGGCGAAGTTTGATGTTCGTCCAAGTGGAACCCTTGGTAAACTTGGGTTCAAAGAGGAGCCGGCGGGTAAGGTACGAGTGTTCGCCATGGTTGATCCATGGACTCAGTGGTTGCTTAAACCGTTACATGACGGAATATTCAACTTACTACGGGCCATTCCACAGGATGGTACATTCGACCAAATAGCACCTCTAAATCGCCTGTTAGAGAAACAGGAGCAAACTTTCCTCATGAAAGGAAGGCGCCCTGCCCTCTATTCATTCGATCTTAGCTCTGCTACTGATCGGATCCCTATCATTCTCCAAATGGCGCTTCTCTCTCCAGTCTTAACAAGCTGGGGCGCGGAGCTGTGGCGTGTCCTATTGGTTGGACGTTCCTATACATATTCCTCAAAACTAGTAGGAGATCAAACTCCTAAGAGGGGAGAGGTTATGTATGGGACTGGGCAACCGATGGGTGCGCTGAGTTCATGGGCCATGTTGGCACTAGTCCACCACGCATTCGTTCAGTGGGCCGCTCTCAGAGCGGGCGTTATAGCTACGAGGGGTACTTGGTTCCCTGACTATGCCGTCTTGGGAGACGATATAGTCATAATGCATAGTGCGGTTGCCAGACATTATAGATATATAATGTCAGCAATAGGGGTGGATATTGGAGACCACAAGTCTCTCGTGTCGCGCAATGGCCGAGCCTTGGAATTCGCGAAGCGTACCTTCTTTAATGGGAAGGACGTTAGCGGTGTTCCTTTCCGGGAGTTCGTGATAGGGCTGCAAAATGCGGCCGGACTCATGGAACTAATCCGGAAGTACTCATTAACCCTGGGTGCGACGTTAAGCGCACTCGGGTATGGGTATAGGGCAAAGGCCAAAGCATCATCTCGAATAGTGATGCTGCCTGAACGGCTTCGTCACTATCTCATTATGTATTATGGTCCCGGTAGTCCGAACTATACGGGTCTTGTACGTTGGCTCACCCTTAAAACGGTTAGTCAGCGTTATACGGCCACTATGGAACGGGTCTCTTCCCTTTGCACATCGTTCCTTGAGACCGAGAGAGATCTCGTCCTCAAGCGCCTTGACACTTTACTTCCTTTAATAGAGGAAGCGAAGCGCCTTGGCACAGTGTACAGAGATAGAGAACATTATGGTACGGTATCTAAGGATTCCGGACGGCAGGCGGCTCCGTTTGCACACGTCTTTGACGTTCCTCGGAATGTCATTGATAGTGTGAACGAAAGTGTCTTCCGCGAGGCTTTCTTGGATACGGCTATAAACTACCGTGACCTGAGAACCAAACTGGAGGAACTCTCTTGTGCAACCCTTGACTGGGCTGGACTTGAGAACCTTTGGTCATCTCTTCGAGAGATCGAGGAGATGATCGGGGCGTTACCATTGCCGCGGAACCTTCATTATCGCGTAGCGGGACGAAGTCCCTCGCGCTTTGGAGCGGTTCTTCTGCGGTGGTACCGACACTCTAGGGTATTCCGGGCCACTGATACCTAGTCGAAGAGTCTATCTTCCGTCTATGGCTTCTTCCTACCTATATTCCTCTAATGAGGCTCTTTGTAGGGAGGTACCTGATGGCTGGAGGTATACCCGGGATGCATACTTGTATCGGGAAACTGGTACATGGTGCTCTCCTATCGAGGGGCGGTTCATAGCCGCTTAGGTTGTTAACGCAACGATAGTCCTCGGCAGTGGGAGGATTCGAGAGGGTCCTCACCCGGTCCACTTCGATGGTTCCGCGCTAAGTTTTG